GAGAACAAGATCTAGTAGAAGATCTCACCATTGAAATTATTAAAACAATGGGTCGAGATATGGTTTACATTCCCAGAGAGAAATATCAAGAGGATTTAATTTTTGGTGAACAATACGGTGTAGGATTTACTGTTGGTATTCCATTAGAAATGTATATTGATACCACTATGGGATTCCAAGGTCAGGGTGATATTGCCAGCAAGTTTGGTATTGAAATTAAAGATAATTTAGAAATGACTATTTCTAAAAAGCGATTCGTTCAAGAAGTTCAAACCAGACAACCCAGCATAACCAGACCACGTGAAGGTGATTTGATATTTTTTCCGTTAGCAAAAGCTATATTTGAAATTAACTTTGTGGAACACGAAAATCCGTTTTATCAAATGGGTAAACTGTACTGCTACAAACTGTCTTGCTCACTATGGAACTACAACGAAGAAAGCGTACAAACTGGCAATACAGATATCGATGCTGTGGAAACAGACGTTCGCGGTCTTACCGGCGAGAACATAGAATTCAATACTCAAGACGAAGCGTATAATCCAAACATTGTGGACTTTACAGATTTAAATCCATTTTCTGAAGGACCATTCTAATGTTTACGTATTACAAGAACGAGTGTATACGAAAACTGGTAATTGCTTTTGGTAATTTGTTTAATAATATACACATAATACAGAAAGAAACTGATGGCTCTCCCAGAGACACGCTAGTTCCTTTAACATACGCACCAAAAGAAAAGTACATCAAGCGTTTAACTGTTCCCAGCTCGATCAGCGATCAAACTCGTGTAGAATTAAACAATCCACAATTATCGTTTGAATTGACCAATATTCAGTACGATCCGGTTCGCCATTTAAACAAACTTCATAAGAAATTAAATGCAGGCATGACTGGCGGATCTTACATGGAAGTGCCGTATAATTTTACTTTTAATCTTCACTCATACACCAGAAACATTGATGAAAATTTAGAAATAATGGAACAAATTTTACCGTACTTCAGTCCGGAATTTGTTATTTCTATGAATTATACTGATATTCACAGACAAGTAGATGTACCTATTACTTTGTTACAAACAAATTTACTTCAAGACTATGAAGGCGATTTTAACACAAGACGAGTGGTAATCAGTACACTACAATTTGTAGCAAAAACTTACGTGTTTAATAAAATAAGTACATATCAAGGAATGTCTAGTTATGTTGCAAATTTTGATATTAGTGGTATTACTTTTGATATAGAAAGTTAATTTAAAATGAGTAATGATATTATTTCTAAATCTCTGGGTATTGATTTTATTGGACCTGTAGAAGAACCAAAACCAGAAGTAAAATCCGAAACACAAAAAGGATTAGACACTGATTTTGAATACGCTAAAGACAATATTAAAATGCTAATCTCTAATGGTTCTGAAGCTATAGAAGAAATTCTTAAAGTAGCAAAAGCGGGCGATTCTCCAAGAGCATACGAAGTTGTATCTCAACTGTTAAAAACAGTAGCAGATATGAATAAAGATTTGCTGGAACTACACCAACGAGCAAAGACGGTAAAGAAAGAAACTGTGAATGTTAAGAACACAACAAACAATTCAATTTATGTTGGTTCTACTAGTGAACTGCAAGATTTAATCAACAAAGATCGAAGCAGAACAAAAGCTCTTGAAAGCCAAACTTTTTTAGATAATAACAATGGGCTATAATAAAAAATCAGGATATCTTGGTAATTCCAATCTTAAAGAGATTGGAACACAAATAGAATTTACAAAAGAACAGGTTGAAGAGTACATCAAATGCTCGAATGATCCTATTTACTTTATTAAAAAATACATTAAAATTGTTACGTTAGATAAAGGTCTTGAGCCGTTTGAGCTTTACGATTATCAAGAAAATATTGTAGAGACTATTCAAAATAACAGATACGTTATTGCTAAACTTCCACGCCAAACCGGCAAAACAACAACCACAGTTGCATGGATGGTTCATTATTTAATTTTTAATCAAAACGTTAATATAGCAATTCTTGCCAACAAATTAAAGACTGCTATGGAAATTATGAAACGTTTGAAAGAAGCTTACGAGTATCTTCCTAAATGGTTACAGCATGGGGTAGTTGAATGGAACAAAACTTCTATCCAGCTAGAAAACGGTTCACGAGTAATGGCGTCTGCTACTTCTGCTTCTGCTGTTCGCGGTGGTTCGTTCAACGTTATTTTCTTGGACGAGTTTGCTCACGTTCCGCCTAATGTTGCTGATGAATTTTTTAGTTCAGTGTATCCAACCATTACATCCGGTCAAACCACCAAGGTTATAATTGTGTCTACTCCTAATGGTTTAAACATGTATTATAGTTTATGGCAGGGAGCCAACAAAAAATCAGGGCAAGAAGGTAAAAACGAATACGTACCTATTGAAGTGCACTGGAGTCAGGTTCCCCTATATCCAGGTGGTCCTCTACGAGATCAAAAATGGAAACAAAGAACCATTAAACAATTAGGTGGCGGGTCTGGTGGAGAACAAAAGTTTCAAAGTGAGTATGACTGTGATTTCATCGGATCTTCAAACACTCTGATATCGTCCGCCAAGTTACACGTATTGTCTGCAAGAAGTCCTTTATACAAAACAAAAGAAGGATTGTGTATATACGAAGAGCCTAGAGACAACAGAGTGTATGTAATGACAGTAGACGTGTCTAGAGGGCAGGGAAACGATTACAGTGCTATCGTAATGTTTGACATCACAGAAGCTCCTTATAAAGTTGTGGCAAAATACAGAAATAATTTGGTGTCTCCCATGTTGCTTCCAACCATCATATCTGCATTTGGTAAAAAATACAAAGACGCATTTGCCCTGATAGAAGTAAACGATATTGGAGGACAGGTAGCAGACATTCTACATTACGATCTAGAATACGATAATATTCTTATGAGCACCAATAAAGGGCGTAGTGGTATGGTGTTAAATGGTGGTTTTGGTAAAGGAGAAGCCCTTTTTGGTGTAAGAACTACGGTTACTGTTAAAAAATTGGGTTGTTCTATCTTAAAAAGCCTGATAGAACAAGATAAACTTATAGTAGAAGATGAAGACATCATTAAAGAATTATTATCGTTTGTAGCAAAATATAATACGTTTGGAGCTGATGATGGCCATACTGATGATCTGGTGATGTGTTTAGTTCTTTTTGGATGGTTGACAAAACAAAGTTATTTTAAAGAAATTACCAATATTGATATCAGAAAAGAACTGTTTGATGGAGAAATTAAAAAAATTGAGGATGACGATTGGTTTAGCTTTGGTTTTATAAGCAGTTACGATGAGGATGAAAACGACCCCAAACTATAAAAATCATAAATAGTGTTATACTAAGGGGAACATATGGCATACAATTTTAAAGCAGGAACCTTATCGATAAATGGTCTAGTAGTGAATTTAGGCGTTACTGCGGAAAAAGAACTTGGTTTAATTCAAATAAATAACGCAAACGATTGGATAAATCGTTTAAATAGGAATAGTTACACTACTGGGCCTACTGGTGCGTGGAAAAACGAATGGTTATCGGTATATCGATATTTAACTTATACTGATACTGGAACTTGTTTTATAGGCGGAACCGGTTCTACTGGTTCTTACACTTCCTACAGTCTAATAAATACTCCACTACACAATACCGCCCTAGTAGACATGGACGTGGTGTTTGATGCTGGAAACACCTTTTCTGCGGGTGCTGCTAAAAATATTGCTCAATCCAGACAAGATTGCATAGCATTAATTGGAAATAAAAGTGATATTAGTAACATCACATCCACTTATGTTAATTCTGGTGGCATAACCAATGATTTTGGAATAACTGCAAATAGTAGCGAATTTACCAGTTTTATTGCTGGGCGACGACAACTAGACTTAAAAACCATATATGCTGCTTGGAAAAGCGAATATATTGTTACTAATTTTAGCGCAGATATTGCTGGAGTAATGGCAAAAAATTCATATTTAAGTGATATATCTACCGTTATTGCCGGTATTGGCAGCACAAAAGCAATAAACAATGTGATTAATTTAACTCAACAATTAACTGATGCTGATGCATTAAATTTAAATAACAATAATATTAATCCGATTAGACAATTTGCAGGTCTTGGAACATATTTAATGGGCAATAAAACTTTTAAAAATGACGCCACTTCACCATTAAATAGTTTAAGTGTCACCCTAACTATAAACTACATCAAGAGAAATTTAAGAAAAATTTTATCAGAATATTTGTTTGCTCCAAATAACGCAACCACAAGAAATGCTGTATCATCAAGAGTTGACAGCTTTTTAAATAATTTGTATATTTTTTCTCCAGCTGGTGGAAGTTCGTATAGTGTTGTATGCGATAGCACAAATAACACAACAGCATCCACAAATCTTGTTGTTGATGTTCAATTAACATTAGCAACTGCTGTAACCACAATAACATTAAATATCGTTAATTCTGAAGATTTGACAACTATAACAAGTTATACGGTTAGATAAAGGAAGTACATATGGCAGATTCATTAAATCATTCAATAACAGATTTTATTAATCAATTTAAAGGTGGAACTCGCCTTAATCGATTTATTGTTACTGGAAATATAGGTAAAACAAATACTGGCATTCAAGTAACTCCATTTCATATAAGAAGCGCGTCTATACCAGAAGCCACCACTGCTCCTATTGGAATTAATTATAGGGGACGATCTGTATCGTATTCTGGTGATAGAAGTTATGAACCATGGCAAATTACTGTTTTAGATGACCATTCTGGCGCGGCAAATGGTTCAGAAAATTTACATAAAGCATTTCACGATTGGCAAGATCGATTAAATTCTCACACCAAAAATACTTCTGATATGGATGGAGTAGATCCTAAATCGTTATGGGCGGTTTCTTGGACAGTACAGCATCTTAACACAAACTGCAATACCGCTTTACCAGGCAGAACATTTACTTTATATAACATTTGGCCAGTCCAAGTTGGTCCTTTGGCATTGGATATGAGTCAAGACAATACTTTAGCTTCTTTTGCCGTGACACTGGCTTATAGCCACTATACATATGATGGAGCTCCAATAAGTAGTCCATCTACTCAAAATTAATTTTTAGGATAAACTATGGAATTTGAACTATTTGGGTATTCGTTAGGTAAAAAACGCAAGGATGAATTACGACAGACTGGTGAAGTCATAACACCTGAAAGTTATGACGGGTCTTATCTGTTAGAAACTGGTGGTGTTTTTGGTACATTCGTAGATTTCTCCGGAGCAATTCGTGATGAAAATGCGATGATTCAACACTATCGTTCTATGGCTTTATACCCAGAAGTAGAATCCGCAATTGAAGATATTGTGACAGAAGCTATAGTTTTAGATGAAGACAGAAAACCGATCAAGCTAAATTTAGATCGAGTAAATCTTTCAGAAACAATTAAAACAAAGATCTACACAGAATATAATTACCTGTTAAGATTAATGGATTTTTCTAATAAAGCTCCAGACATTTTTAGACGTTGGTATATTGATTCTAAATTATTTTATTATAAAAAAATTGATAAAAATGATATTAGAAAAGGAATTGTTGAACTAGTTCCTGTTGATCCAATAAAAATTAAAAAAATTAGAAAAGTAGAAAAAGATAAAGCAGTATGGGGTGGAGCTGCTCCTTTTTCTCCTGTACGAAATATCACAGAGTATTTCTTATATGCAGATACTGACATGGATTCTCCGTTCCCAACATCTAGTGCGGGATGGAAAATTGCTCCGGATACTATTGCTTACGGCCATTCTGGTATGATTGACTCGGCCACCAAACGTGTGGTTGGTTATTTGCAAAAAGCTGTTAGACCTCTTAACCTGCTTCGTCAAATAGAAGATGCAGTGGCAATCTATCGCATCTCTCGTGCACCAGAACGAAGAATTTTTTACGTAGACGTAGGTAATCTTCCCAAGCAAAAAGCTGAACAATACTTACGTGAAATTATGAATCGTTACCGTAATAAGATTACTTACGATGCTGGAACCGGTCTGATTAAAGACGGCAGAAATCACATGAGTATGTTAGAAGATTTTTGGATGCCTCGCCGTGAAGGTGGT